GTTCATACAGATACAAGGTTTGTTCAGTGAGGACTCCGCACGACCCCGACCTTTACGTCGAGGCTGAGAAGAGTTCTCGCCTTCATTCACTCAGTTTGGACAGTGTCAAGGCTCAAGTGGTTCCACTCTTGGAAGCATTTAAAGTCAGGACCATAACAAAGGGAGATGCAGATCAGTACCATCTCGCAAGGAGATGGCAGTCGGTCATTCATTCGCGCATGCGGAAACAATTAAACTGTAAACTTATCGGACAACCGTGTGATTCGGCTTATTTAAGTCAGATCTTCGGAAACTCACCCTTCTTCAAACATAATGAGGATGGGTTCTTTGTTTCTGGGGATTATGAGTCAGCGACTGATTTGTTACATCCGCACTTAAGCGTATTTGCAAACGAAGCAATATGCCAACGTCTAAGAATTCCACTCGAAGATCAACTTGTCTTAAAGCGATGTCTCACAGAACACGAACTAAAATACGAAGCTAAGGGTTCCTACTTTAAACAACAATGGGGACAACTTATGGGCTCACCAACTTCTTTTCCTATACTCTGCCTAATCAATCTGGCAGCGACTAAAGTCGCATTCGAAGAGTTTTTCCGTGAAAACGGGATGCTCGGTAAGAATGAGTATTTATTACTTTCAGAGTTGCCTATGTGCGTAAACGGGGATGATATCCTCTTTTGGTGCTATGATGGTACTCTTTACAGTAAATGGAAGGAAGTCACTAAGGCCTGTGGGTTGAAATTCAGTTTGGGGAAAAATTATACGCACAACAGTGTAGCTATTATTAATTCTCAGATGTACTTTTATGAACAACAAAAACAAAGTTCATTCACCCAAGTAGCAGCCCGTGGGCTCTCTTATCCGTCTCTGCTCTTCCAGTTATCTCGCACAGTTAACGCACGGCTTCTTGCCGGCGGTAGCCGCGCTGAGACTAAACTATCGGGCGGAATGGACCTGAGGGAGCTTACAGACCACGACTTAAACATTTACTCCACAACAATGGGGGAAGATGAGGCTAAAGAACTGCCTAAGAAGTGTGGTATTCGTATGTCATCGATTAGTTTGAAGAAGTACAACCAACTCCGAACTCTCGAATCACGACTGTCTTTCATTCGTACTCTACAGAGAAAAGACCCTATTAAGAGGGCTGACCTGTTTGAGACTTATACGAAATGGCGGACCACGACTGAGCAGAGGGGGGATAAGGGTTTGAGTTTACTAAAGGGGAGCTTGAGAACTCCTTTTTCTGGAGCAATGGAGGAAATCTACAAAAGTACATTTAACAACATTCAACTGAAAAAGTTGGACAGGTTCCGCAGAAGTGGTTTAGGAGACATCGATTTGAGTACTCCTTATTTCCTACCACAGAGCCTCGGGGGTTTAGGTTTACGCCCCACAAACACACACAAGTACACCGCACAAGAATACGTGGAAATTGCAGCTTTGGAAGGCTGCGATCGCCAAGGGGTAAAATGGGTTAAACAGACTCAACCTACCTTAGTAAGACCTTCTATGATGAAGGCCGTAATGTCTGAGCTCTCCATGCACAAGAAAATCTTGAACATTAAGAAGGAGAGAAAGACGTCCGAGCAAATTGGAATGGCTCGGTTCTTTGGTGAGGATGACGCCTTTTGGGAACACTCATTCCTGACAGGATTTGTCACAAATAACAACACAATTGTGGGTGAAGAAGAGAGGACAGATGCACTGAGGTTCGTTGACGATAACATCCGTCGAAGGGACTTCAAGAACGGTCAACTAATGAGATCTCTTAACAGACAGCGAAAGATCGGCTGTCAACTAGGTCTATTTAAGGTTGAACATGTACTGGGAGAGAAACGGTCATATTTGGTTAACGGGGATGCCTATCCGGAGGGCTTCGATATCGATATTAAGTCGGTAAAGATGACCTACGAATGGGTTCCTTCGCCAAAATATGAGTAGGGGACAGAGACAACAAGAGGTAGGGGAGAGCCCCACGATGAAGCGGAGTTTAATTCTTGGGAGGAGGGAGTGGCAACACTTCCTTTTAGCATACATGTGAGTGTAACTCGAATGTGTACTTTCAGGGATTAGGCACCGTGGAGTGGGGCGGGGAGCAAAGGGGGGTTGCACAAATCGGGCGGCAAGTCAC